CTTGCACGCCTGACACTGGTAACTGTACACCGGCATTTTGTATATCTCCCTTTAGGAGCTTCGTTATATCGGGATCATTGTACGCCTTAGCGATGTAGTCGATCATCGCCTTGGGATCGATGTATGGGTTCTGGAGCAGCTGAGCCATGAGAGTCATGGCTTCTTGCCGCCGAGCAGACTGGGTCGGGACAGGCTCCGCCGCAAATGTAACCTCGTATGCGTATTCCCCCCGGATGGCCTCCATTTCAAAGTGCTTCCATTCCCTTGCTCCCTCCTCCCCGATGATCGGGAGGACCCGTTTCCCAGACCAGAACTTGAACACGATCTGATTGATCTTCCGGAATAGCCTCTGGTATACGGACCGAAGGGTCTTGGTCCTTCGGGACATTCTCCTCTGCGATCCGCTTTCAACAATCTCTGCTTCGGTAGCCGTGCGACGCCCTGAGGCCTCATACTCCCCTACCTGGTTCCGACTGAATCCCACAATCTCCCGTGCAGCTCGCATCACGTGTTCGGCTTCCTGATAAAGGGTCTGTGGGGCCTGTGTATTCAGGGTTGTAATAGACTCACTTGCCTTGTGTCCTGCTTCCAATTCCACAGCAGCCCCAACCTCCACGGATAGCATCTTATCCATCTCATTCTGCGAGATGGACCCTTCCGTGTACAAGAACTTGATCGTAGCAATACGCCTCTGCTTGGAGCCCTGGATGGTGATATCATCTAGCTCTGCCTGTGCGGGCAACAGGTACAAGGCGTCAGAGGTAACCCAGAATGACCTCGCCCGCGGGACGAAGGACACCTCCACGAAGGGAAGCCCATCTATCTGCAAGAGATCCTTCTGCCTTCGGAGGAACTTACCATGATCCCTCGCGATCACAAACACCATCCCGGTCTCTGCATCGTGGATCTCATACATCTCCACGAACTCAACCGCATTTGATCCCGTGCCCTGACGCCTCTCATTCCCCTGAGCCCCGTGCAACCGGGCTTCATAGGACCTCACATACGTCTCCATGTCCATCGTGGGGATGATCCCCCCAGTATTCACATACTTCTTATCCGCTTGGACCGTCCTGATGTGCCGGATAATCCTATGAGCCACCCATTGGGCATCCGTGAAGGATCTCGTACCCCAGGGGACCACGATATCGTGGGGGAGACAATCCTCAACCCAAGGCATCCCTGGAGATGTATTCCCATACTCAAGGGCCCTGCCATCCTCCCCGAACATTGACAGCGTCAGCTCCTCTGTAACGGCCAGCCCTGGATCATACCCATATTGGGAATCGTACCCAATCTTCAGGACCCCGGTCCCCCATAGGAAGGAGTGCAGGATGGACCTTTCCACAGGGGAGCCGATATCCATTTCATCCATCAGCCAGTTATCCAGGACCTCCACATTCGGAGCAGCCTCAACGAACTCCTGCCGTCTCGGGTGGACCATCATCTTCGGATTCGGGACCGACAGATACGACAGCAACGAGTCTCCATTAGACGCGACAACGTTCACACCGGGGCCAGATCCCGCTTGGCGATTCCGATTATAGAACATATTCTCGGCATCGGCCCAGCGTTCCTCTTCCCCGAACATCTTCCGATATTCGATCCCGGAGTCGATCCGTAGGAACCAATCGTCCACCGAGAGGGTCTTCGTTGCCTTCGTCTTAGCCATCACACAAACTCCGAGGGATGGGTCTTCTTGTTAATCTTATCCTTAGCACGAGACCAGAGAAGGGCGAGCCCTCCAGCTGCAACCGCACCAAGGAAGGACCCAATCTGGGTAATGGTCCCTGATTCAAGCTCTGCAATCCCAGTCAGGGCCGCCGCATACGAGCTAACCCAGAGCAGACCACGAATGATCGTCCCCGCCATGTACCTCTCCAACGCCTTAATGAGGTCTTCCATTATCCAACCCCTCCAGCGAATGCGGTCTTGATAAGGGGGATGGCAATGGTAATGAACTTATCCAGTACCATCCCAACCATCTCGTTGGTATCTACAAGATCATCAACATCGGACTCAAACTGCTCGATCTCAGCCTCCTCGATGGCATCAAACACGAGCGGTGTAAGGGTGTTCCCTTCCACGACGTCTGTATAGGAGCTCCAGATCTCCCCGGCCATAGGCTTTTGTACCGCTCCCACAACCTTCTCTACGAGATCCACTGCCGCCTTTCCGATTGTTTCCTTTAGATCCTCGGTACTCATTTCGCACTACTCCTTGTCATTATGAGGGTCGTGAGCTGTTCTACGGTCCCCTGGAGCCTATCCAGTCTGGCCGATACTTCTTCCTTAGAACCCCAGGATTTAGACGCCCTAAGGATACCCAACAGATACCTCCGCATCCCAGCATGATTCTTATCACTGGTACGCTTCAGATCCTCAATCTCCTTATAATCGTCTACACGACGCTTCCCGAGGGCAGACAACTCAGTATACACCTTCTTCTTCTCATCAGGGGACCACAACCCCGCAGCAAGAAGCTTATCTATCACTCCCACCAATGCCGCTGCCTCAGTATCCCGTGCCCTTTCCCCAAGGAGAGCAACGCGATCCAATGCCGCATAGGTATTCACGGCTTCCAACCGCAAACCCATCTCTACCCCCTCAACCCCAATCTCTATAGCGTCTTGGGAACCACAGCCGATCAGGGGAATACACATGAACAGATACAAGATGCGATTCTTCATCATACAGCCCTTTCTAAGAAGACCAAAGTCCGAGGACCTTTATACGGTATACGAGGGGGATCAGGGCACCCGTCGCGGGGGTGATTGGGATCTCGATCCGGTACCATCCTGGGGTTTGCAGTAAGCCAGATGCGGGAGTGATGGAATACTTGAAGTTATACCCAGTGGTATCCACGGTCCAGATGGTCCCGGTCTGGAGGGTGTCGAAGATCGTACTGGATACCACAAGGGCTGTCCCGCCCGTGTTCAGTTCAGTCTTCGCCGTCGCGGTCCCTTCCTTATACCCGTACATTTTCAGCGATGTGACGGCAGCCTGGGTCAACGCGGCCCCAGCATAGTCCAAGATCCGTCCCAGCAAGACAGCCCCAGCATCCTCCCATGCGACGGCTGTAATAATGGTCTCTGGGTTCATGATGTCCCTTCTCCCTTTCCTGTACCTTGTATGTATACCTCACCCTTTGTGATACCAGGGCGATGTACATCTCCCACAGCCATCCCCGGCACGAATACCCCACCCGCTACCCATAGGTAGTTGTGATACACGGTATCCGATATGACCGACGCCCCATGTTTAAGCATCAGGCAATATATCACACCCGAGAAAGCGATCATAGGCCCGCACCCATGAGGCAGCGGAGCGGGAGGGCGGAGCCTTCCTGAATGTCTACATTCTTCACCCAGCCGGTCGCGGTCTTGGCGTAGTTCGTGGCGGAGTCCATCGAGAATAGAGCTTGCAGATAGCGCCGGGCTGTGGTGCCGCTGGTGATCGCCAGCGTATCGACGAGCGTCCCCGTCCGGCTTCCGGTGCGGATCTCCAGTGAGGAACTGGATCCGCTCCGAACGGCGCGACAAAAGTAGTGCGTGCCCTGGGCCTGTCCGCCATTGTCGTAGTCAAAGTGCGTCAGTCCCCAGTCGGCCAGGTAGGTCGTGAGGGTGGACGTGCTGACCGAGTAGACGTAGCAGTTCTGCCCGTTGGTGACGTGCGTGGAGAACCATCCGGGATCGTCGGTGACGCACCAGAGCCCGGTGTTGTTGTCTTCTTCTGATGATGTGATATTCCACTCGAACCAGTGGTCATAGTTGCCGAAGTGCGAGGCGGTGTAATCGTCGTAGACATACGAGTCGGCGTCGCGCCGCAGGGTCGAGAAATTGCACTGGTCCGTGCCGGTGAAGGTGATATCTGAATCGGAATCGACTTCCGTGAACGCGGACAGGTCTTCGTACGGGTCGAAGGGCTCGGGCGCCTCGACCGTATTCGGGACGAGTCGCGCGATGTCGAAGGCCCGCTCGCTCGCGCCCAGCGTGGCCATGATGTCGAGCTTGCGATCGCCACCGGCGGGAACCCACAACACGGAATCCGGATGGACCTTTGGATTGGCCTTGACCAGCGGCAGCGATTCCCGCAGTCGGGCGACGGTCGGGTTGATCTTGTAGAGCGCTGGCAGCCAGCGAGTGAACTGATTGCGTGCGTCGTTATTGCAGGCGTCAATCAGTTTCTGCTGGAGCGCGACCATCCGGCGGAGGCGCGGAAGGACCGGGAGGGTCTCCCACGTCTCCGGAAGTACGATCCGAATGTCGGGCTTAGCCTTGCTGGACAGATCGCTGGCCATCATACACTCACAATAGCATACGTCAGTGATCCCTTGAATCCACACGTCAGCGTGTCCATTTCAAGGGCCTTGTTCGTCGCGACCTTCCACAGCGGCATTGCGAAGTTCCCCGACGGCGAGAACGCGAAACCGCCATTCTCCGCCACAGGCATCACGCCCGTGATCGCGGTATCGTCCGAATCCTGGATCGAGATGGACCCGTCGCCCGTGTCCGCTGTGCCGATGAAGCCATACACCCAGATTTGCTTGCTCGCGCCGGGTGCGGCGACGAGTACTTGATTCGCCGTGGCGGCAGATGTGGAAATAGACGCCGTGGTGTAACTGTCGATAGTTGGCGCGCCCGGCCCGTCGATTGAATCCGGCAGCGTCAAGACATCCACGTCGCCGATGTCCACGCCCGAGTTCGCCGCCAGCTTGCCGAATGCGGCTGTCCCGGCCTGGAGCGTGGCTTGCGTGGCAAATGTCCCCACGTTGGTTACGGCGTGCGACGGAATCGTCGCGACAGATATCGGCTGGGTGGTCTGGTAGAACGCGCCTGTCACGGCGACGGCGTTGGTAATGCTCGTGATCGTGCCAGACGCCACCACGACCGCCCCGGTATCGCAGGCGGTTATATTCGACGTGTCTGCGTCAATCGTCCCGAGTAGGACTTCGATGGCCGCCAGATCGACTACCATCGCGTCCAGAACAGCGTTGTCGGTCGCGCTAAGGTTCGCAGTAACGGTGCCCGATGCAACGACTACTGCGCCGGTGTCGCACGCGGTGATGTTGCTGGTGTCCGCGTCGATGGTCCCCAACAGGACTTCAATGGCGGCAAGGTCCACATTCGCCGCCGTAGAGAGCACCTCAATCGCTGCAAGGTCCACGACCATAGCGTCTAGGACCGCGTTGTCCGTAGCGGACAAAGAGGCCGTGATGGCTCCAGATGTTACAGTGATGGCTCCTGATATCGGGAGGGGATTCCCAGCGCACACGTCCCCATCATTGACGCCGTCAGCCCCGAGGATGATCTTCCCCCTTGGATATACCACACCGGAGATATCATCTCCAGCGAAGACTACTCCGCCGGAACCAGCATCAGCCTCGAAGTTATCAGCCATATCCCTAACCCATCTCGATTATGTTCACAACGGACCCTGCCGTGGAGAACAGGCGGATGGTATCCGCGAGGTCGGCCGTAACAGGGAGAACATAGAGGATATTGCCTGTCATCAGGGGAGCGGTATTAGAAATAGACCCAATCCCCATATGGGTCGCAGTGGATGTCCCTTCCTCCCATATAACAACTCTGCGGGTGTTCGTATTAAGAACACTCCCCTTTAGGGCCGCAAGGGTCTTGCCTGTAGCAGTGTTATCTGGGGCACAGGTCCACATTTCAAGTACCAACTTGTACGGAAGGATATTGGCCATCCTGAGGACTCCTAAGCTATGCGACGGTTTCGGTTATCTTGTATCCCACTCGTGAAGGCGTATACATCATACGGGAACCCCTTTTTCTCCCTCTGATTCCCGAGGATCTCTTTTATAGCACTATCAAGGGAGAAGGGATCTCCAAGAGCCATTTCCTCCTGGTAATCCTTCTCACTACGGGTCGCAACCCAGAAGGAGTGATGCATTGCGAGAGCGTCGATTGTGTCATCATACTCCCCGACGGGGAACGCGAGGAATTCCTTTACGAGATCAGTGTGATGCTTCCGTATCAGAAGATTCCCTGTAGACAGAACCGGCTGAAGGCCCTTGATCCGGGCTTCCTTGGACCGCTTCCCATGTGTGATAACCTCCACCACGAAGGCCATTTTCTCGGCACGCATGCGTTCCTTGAGCCAGTAGGCCAGCGTAGCTTGGTATGCGATCCCTTCGATCAGGACCTTGAGGGGGCGATACATCTTGACATGTTTGATAATCGCCTCAATGACCTCCCCTGGATTAGCCCTTTTCCTCCAGTAATCCAGGACATAAGACCGTCCACTTACTAGGGACTTTCCACTGGTCATTACGACATTATAATCACTCTTGCGGCCTTTCAAGACCGCGGGGTCACTCGCGAGGTCCACCGATGTGACCACTGCGAGGTCCTGCGGCGGAGTCTCGTAGTATCGGAACCACAGGGGATCGAATACTTGCTCCGCACCGCAAACGGGGAGGTTCAGGTACAAACAGGAATACATATACGGACCCATTGTCCCCTTGATCTCATCCAGGACCGATCTTGGGAACCTTGACGGGTATACCGGGATGCCTTCAGGGTCAGCCTGCCCATCCGGACCCTCCAATGCAGCCCTTTGTACAAAGGTGTACGAGGCCTCATTCTGCCGAACCCACTCCAGTAGGTCCATCTCGGCCCATCTTGTCCCTACTACGAGGATCTGATCCCGAGCGGGGTTGTTCAGGAGCGGTATAGCGAGACGATGCCACCCAATCGCGGCCTCAATGTCCTCCTGGGACGGACAGGCCACCTCCACGCCGAGATCTTCGAGGTCAGGAGCCACGGTGTCATCTTCTATGATCAGGTCATAGTGTCTTGATGTGACCTGAGTCCGTGTCCCCGCTGCCTCGAATGTAGATTCAGCATAGGATCCTGTCCTGTTCACGCACAGCGAATCGGTCTTCCACTTACTGTGGCCATTCGGAAGGATCTCAGGGAACAGGGCCCGGAACAGCCCATTGGACTCGAACAGGCTCTTGATCACAGCCAGCTTGGCCACGGCATTGTTATATGTATTCTGGACCAAGAGGACCTTTACGTTGGGATTGCGGATGGCCCGCCAGATCGGGTACGAGATGGAGCACAGAGTGGTCTTCAGCCACCCTCTAGGGAGGATCACCGCAGCTCTCCGACGGATCTCGTAGTCCTCCAACACCCGGCACAGGGGCTTATGGATCTCCGGCGTGAACCATGAGAACCCGAGGATACCCTTCGCGAAGAAGTATAGGTCAGCTTTGGCCCGATCCCGTAGCTTGGACATGGTCTCGGGGGTGATCTTGTTCGGATTGGTGCAGAGGGTATCATCCAACAGACACCTCCGCATCCAGGACCCCAGGGGCCTCTTCCGTTTGGAGGGATTCCTCAAGGGCAATATTCAGCAATTGCATCTGTTCCACATTGATCACTACAACGTCCCCTTGGGCATCCTTCTCAGCCTTCCCGAGCCCCACACGGTCCAGGATCGCGGTGGCACTGGACTGGGCCGTTCGATCATCCTCGGACCCCAGGAGCCGTATATGAGTCCGGGCAGCCTCCACAGCAGACCCTTCCAGTTCCGCTTTCGCCTGTGTTACATGTTGGGATACCGCCTGGTCATGAGCCTTGGACATAGATGTCCGCCGCCTAGCCAGTTCCTCCTGGAACAGGGGAGCATTGAAGATATTAGATATGGACTGGACGTGTAATCCCACTTCCTCCGCTATAGCCTTCCTCCCCTTACCCTCTAGACAGAGATCCAGGATCTTCATGTGCCTCGGAAGCATTCGCTGGATCTCATTCGGCATCTTGTGGGGTCCTGTTCTAGGTCCCTTCCGGGACGGGGCAAAGTGGGATAGCGGGGGGTGGGGTATACATACATGGGGCGGTTTTCGGGGTATATTGGGTAGACTAGATAGGGTTACACATCATGGCCACGGGATATCATGGGCGATCCACTTGGAGCGACCGGGCGGGGGTGGTACCCTAGTACCCCATTCGGCGGGGCGGCGGCCCCGTGACCCCCGTAGCGGGGCCACACAGGGCTCCAGGGGGTATGTGGTGGGTAGATAGAGGGGATGGAAACCTATCCAGATTACCCTAGGAACCAAAATTATCATACGCGATCTGACACACAGAAAACACATATATACATAGGCCCCTGGGGGGATGGGGTGGGGTCATGTAGTACATCCTGTGTCACTTATCCCTCTTATGTGTTCCCTCCAGCAGGAGGGTGTAGTGGTATACCCTGTGTTCCTTTTATCTGTATCCCTCCCACCCCAGCCTACCCCCATGAAGCAGCATATCTTGTACCACTTATACCTGTATCCCACCCCCCAGCTGTTCTCCCAATTCTCGGAACACCCCCATTATCCTCAATACTAGGAAAATAAATCTTCCCCCGGCGGTTGACTGGACACCTGGTATACGGTATAATGTGGGTGTAGCAAGGGGCCGTTTTGGGCTCCGACAGGTCTTTGACAAGTGAAGAGGGATACGCAGGATAAGGGAAGAAAGAGAGAATTAGGACTATGGCAAAAGAGGCAAAGTATGATGTTGACGGTGACGCTCGGTTTATTTGGGTTTCCGACAAGACGACATCCCCCTCCAGGTACGAAGGCGAGCGGGCATTTGAATCGGAACAGCTCGCGGGTGAACCCGAGCTTGCGGTGGCCCTGCTGGCCGAGAAAAAGGGCTGGACGTGGATC